TGTTCGTATATAAAGTTATTGAGGTTTCTATCTTTTAGTATTAAAGGAATAGTAAAGTTTACCACTGCCGCAACAGGGTTGTCATCACTAATAGTAATGCCTGCTGTTCCTGGTACATCTTCTATGTACAGTGAACCATCGTTTGCAAAAGTTTCTAAATTTTGATATGTACCTGTTGGGTCATTAATATCAATAAAACGACTATGTCCAGCATGTGTTTTGTTTATTGCTTTTAGTTTAACAATATTAGTTGTTTGACTAAAAGGAAATACATTATAGTCCTGAGCACTTACCATACGGTTTTGTGTGTAGTAAACCTGTGGAGCACGTTGCTTAATAGCAGTTAGTGTCTCTGGTGCTAAACTATTGTTTACTGTTTGCTGTAAACTAAATGTTACTGTTAGGTTATATATAACACCTTCAGCATTTTCATAAGGAATAACTACTTTAATATTTCTTGCATCTTCAGGTGCAATTGCAAATGTCTCTGGGTCACTTGTTCTGTAGTATGTTCTAAATGTTCCAAAAGGAATATCGCCAAAGTTGCCATCTGGGAATCGTAATTTAATACCTGCGTTATTTAAGTTCTCAACCGAGTACAGTGTTCTAACACCAAATGCTAAATCGTTGTAGTTAAGTGTTTGACCAACAGTGTTAGGAATCTGTGTCCATTTTGCAATTGTTGCGCCGTTGCCATCAATCTCCTGCACAAACACATCTGTTTCGTTAATGTCTGGTATACTAATGTCCTGTGTTCTACTTTGTAAAGGATCAGTATAATTGTAATCTGATGATTGTAGTCTACCTTGTTTGAACATAACAAAGAAACCAGAATTTCCACTACTAATACCAGTGCCGTCGTTTCTGTAAACTATGTTAAAGTTATTTAATCTGTCAGGATGTAATTCGCCAAGTGTGCCTTCTTTGATTGTAGGATTAACAACTTGGAAACTTCTTTTTGTTCCTGCAACTGTTGTATCAAAATCATATGCTACTGGAGAAGTAATAGGTGTATTCAATTCGTATAAGTCTGTTGCTATGCCGCCAACTGTTCCTGATTTGGTTGGTGTACTAAATCTGTTTGCTGAATTCATTGCCGCATTAAGAATAGTAATGAACTGCTCATATGCATCTGGGTTATTTGCATCGTCCCAGAAAATATTAGTATTGTTTATGTCGTTGCCTAAACTATCTCTGAGTGGTTCGTTAGTATTGATTGCAACTACTTTCATTAATCCACTTGCTGGAATATTTCTACGTGGGTTGTAGCCTAACTGTCTTGCAAGTTTAAATACCGAGTCTCTTCTTTCAGCAGTTTCTAAAAAGTTTTCTCTGCTGTTCAAATCCATTCTAAATGTTAGCGTCTGTGAAAGATATGCTAACAATTCTATAATAGCAATAAATTCTGAACTTTCAGTATAATCGTTAAAAGTTTCTGGATAGTTTACACGAACATATTCTACTAGAGCTTCTCTAATAGTATCAAAGTCATATGCTTGGAAATTTACTTCGCTGAATGCCTTATACGCAACTTTCCAATCTTCTGCAGCGAATAAGTTATTTTGTCTGTTTACTAGTGCCATGTATTATACCTGCTGTTCGTCTTTGAATTCTAAGTATAGGGTGTCTTCGCTGTTTAGTATAACATATCGTAATTCAACTTCTGCTCTCACTGTGTGAGCATCTGAAAATACAGAAACATTAATCAAATCAACCCTTGATTCTTTTTCTACAATTCTTATTATATCATCTTTGATTTCGTCTTCAGTAAATGCATCTTCTGGATTCATTAATAAATCCCAAACGATACATCCAAAATTTGGACGCATAACACGCTCGCCTTTTCGAGTATTAAACTCGTTAAGTAGATCACGTTTTACTAAGTCCATGTCCGATAACGAAAATGGTGCTTTAACTGTATCTACTGTGCTGAATCCTCTGAATATTGTAGCCATACTCTTATTTATCTACTTCTTAAACTAGAGTTTTAATGACTGAACAAAAAGGTTGACATGGTTACAAAGAGTGCTATAATATACGCAATGTATCAGTTTATGATGCAGAAACAGCTCGTAAGAGCATAACATCCACCAGAAGCGAACAAGGTAGACAGTAATGTTTAAATTGAATCGTGAGTTTGACCAACTTTGGTCTAAAGCGGTTAAGGCTAATGAAAAGGCAGGTGGGCATCGATTCCATCGCATTTTTCAACAGACTAAACGCTTTGTTACAGTTGGCATATATGACTCAGGTACGAAGCAGTACGCACTGTTTGACAGTGTTAATTTTGCTGGTAATTACCGTTACGATAAAAACATCAAACCGGATGAATTTATTGTGATGGAAAAGATGGTCCAAAAGGCTAGTTAACAGCAAGTTAGAACTAAATATGTGTGTAGGAAACTACACACATATTTTTTTAATTAGGAAATAAAATGTCATTAAACACATCCGCAGAACAGCCGTCATTATCTTCCGTTAACCAAACAATCCACAACCAACGCGATCAAATCAAATCACTTGAAAGTACAGTAGCATTGCTGGAAAAAATGGTTGCTGAAGAGCAAGAAGCGAAGTATACAGCGTGGAAAAAATTAGCAGACGTTAAACAGTTGAATAAACTAGTTTAACCTCCTCTAGAGTTCTTTAAGTCTAAGGCTTGTTTGTCAAAAGAAACTCTGGAAGTATATGTTTTAATTTCAACACCATCAGGTGTTTGGTATAGCTCTCCTTCCATTTGTCTTCTTGTATCTGTGACACACCAGCAACCTTCTGTGAACTATGGGCCATCATTAAGTTTGGAACTTTTTCGTGTTCGTTATTATTTACTGCTGAAAGTACTTTACTTTTGCTAAAGTTATCAGTACCTATATGGTTAGCCATACTTGTTAATGCACCTAATTGATTATCACTTATATTAGAATTGATCATTCCTTTAACTTGTTGTCCTGTACCTATTAAACTACTAGTGGTAAGCATTTGTGTTCCAACTGGGCCTAGGCCTGATTTCATATCAACTACTCTTAGTCCAGGCGCACTATAAATTGTAGAGGTGCCGTCTGTAAGAGTACTAACTCCTTGTTTTTGTAATAATGACTGAAGTTCTGCTGGATTCTTAGCACCACCTTGAGCAATTTTTATTTTGTTCTGCATTGCTTTAACATTTGCTGACTGTAAATCAGCAGGCAAGCCTTTGCTGTCAAATGCTAACATTTTTTGCTTATTTGCCAAATCACTGATGTTAGTTCCTAATCCGGCTATCCTAGAACCCATTGGAGTTATTTTAGGACTTCGTATAGCAGGAATACTTGAACCTAGCATAGATGCTATTTTGCCTGCCTGTGCTGCTTCAAACTTTTTAGCCTTTGCTTGAGCAAAGTTATTTTGTACTTGGGCTGGGCTAGTATACTTAGGTGAGCCGTCATCTCCCAATACACCTTTCTTAAGTCCTGCTGGTGTATTAACATCTGCTGGTGCTCCGCCTCCTACACCGTTGCTGTTCTGTGGTAGACCTTTTGATATCGACTCGTCCGGTACCATATTGGCTTGATCATCTTTTGAAGGATCAGGTATACCGTGTCCTACAAAAGGTTCCGATGTAACTAGTGTACTTACAATAGTAACTACCGAAGCTGCTGGTCCGTCGCTTACACGTTTACCATTAGTTGTAACCGGGCTTTCAGCATCTCTGTCGTACCCTGGTGCAGCAGGTGGATTATCAACAAAAGTATCTGTGCCTATAGGTGTTGCTGGTTCTGCTGCATCTGCTGTGTCTGCTCCAGGGCCGCCACTGTTCATTAATACTTTAGGTGCTTTCTCAACTATGTTGCCGCCGGCTTCTAATACTTGCACACCGCCTGACTTAGATGTAATTTTGCCGCCTGCTTCGTTTGCTATATCGGCTGTTATTTTATTATGTAATGCATCTGCTGTGTTGTGGATTGCGCCTGCTGAGCTAAAATGCATTTCGCCTTCCATTGTAGTTGTAAACAAATTCGAATTAGATAAGATATGTGTGTCGGTTTTTGATTCTATATTAACTTGACCGCCAGCGCCTTGTCCTTCACCTACATACTCAGCACCGTCATGATCCTGTGCAGCTTTAATGTTTACATTTTGTCCTGCTTCGATGTTTACATTATTATCAGCTCGTAGATTAAAATTACGTTTTGTTCGCATATTAATATCGCTTTCTGCATACATAAACACTTCACCAGAACTAGCAAACTCCATCCAAACATTTCCGTCTCGGTTTATAAGGTATACCATGCCGGTAGTATCATCTAATAACAATTGATTACCTTGTGCTGAACGAATTCTAATTTGCCTTGACCCTAAGTTATCATCAAGTGTAATACTGTGGCCGCCTAAACGATTATTAAATTTATTTGGATCTCGTGGGCCTGGTGTTAGTAAGCCGAATACTTCACTAGGTGATTCTCTTCTTGCACTAGACGAGCCTGCACCTCTAATAGGATCGTGTGCTAAGCCTTGCTTAACTATCGATTCAGACAAAGTGTGCTGTATAGGCCTAAATGTATCGTTATGGTTAATGTCTGCAGTTCTTTTATTTTTTTCTACTGTAGGCAAATTTAAACTTGGTGCTTGGTATGTCTTGCCACCTGCATTGCCAGGAAGACTGTAATTTAATTTATCAGCAAACAAACAACTCATTACCATAGGGTATTTTGTGTTGCCGTCACCGAACGCTATTAATACTAGGTTACCGTTGTCTGGAACTCCTGCCCATAAGCCGTAACTAATCATTGACTCACTTGGGTCTTCTATTTTTGTGCCAACAGTTCTAGGATCTGTACTGCCTGCAAATGGACTTGTCCATACAGCATCAAAGTAACCTGCTGTTGAGTTTTTGTCTTTGCTGATCGCAGGAATAAACACACGCACCCTGCCTGTTCTGCTTATATCCTTAGTTGATACTATTTCAGCAAGATATACTCCAAATACAGCATTTCTACTTTCATTCTTTTTACCAACGGTGCTTTTTTTACTTGTTTTGTTTTGATTAGATTTAATAGACATTATTCTTCACCCTTGGTAGTTTTTTCTTGTTTCTTTAAGTCTAATGCTGTTTGCTTCATTAATTTTATATCCTGTGTAAACTCGCCACCTGAGAATGTGTTTCTAATGTTAATTAATTGGTATATGCCTGTTATGAAATAAGATGTACCCATTTTACTCCAGTACCCAGTATTTGCATCTTCGTCCTCAACATTGAAGTCAAAAAGCCTAGGCGTCTGCAAATCAAATAATATATAGTTTTCGTCTGCTTCTAATCTAA